TTCAACTGTTGGCTTTGGTGGACTTTAACTTTGCCGTGAATATAAATTTCTTGATCTAATTGCCAAGGTTTATAGCGGTCATTATCAGATAAAATAGTAAAGTGTCTGCCTGTTTTTTGAATCCTTTTTACAAAAATATAGTCATCGCAAGTAAAAACATACACACCATCGCCATCGTATTCTTGGATAGTTACATCAACAAAAAGCAAATCACCGTGTGAGAATGTTGGCTCCATAGAATCGCCTTTTACACTGATCAGCTCGATATGTTCAGGCGTAATACCTCTAAATAGGTTATAAAATTGTTCTGGATTGAATTTAATTTCTCTAATGACTTCCATCACATCACCGTTTTTTGCTCCTATACCGGCCGATGCTTGAATATTCAATACACTTAAGATGATATTATCTTCCTCACCATTGTTGATTTGAATAAATTCGCCGTCATCATCTCGATTAAACCAATCAAGGGGTAGCACAAATTTATGGCAAATATGGAGTGCCATTTTTTCACCAATAGGCTTAGCTCCAGCTTTATCGGACGGATACAACATTCTTGCTACATAGCTAGGCTCTTTACCTATTTTTCTTGCAAAGTCAGCAATATTTCCCTCACTCACTTCATCAATTAGGCGTTTCAATTTTTTTTGTCTAAGAAGTCTCAACTCATTCATATAACCTCCTCTAAGGATTACTTTTTAGTAATTGTACTCTTATTTACTAAAAGGTAAACAAACCAAATGGTATTGATATTATTTTTACCTAATGGTATTATTTTGGCGTTTTTAAAAGAGGACTCACAATGGAAGAATTAAAAGCATACCTCAATTCTTTAACCACAAAAGAGCAAGAGAGTTTTGCCTTGCGTTGTAATACGACAGTTGGGTATTTAAGAAAATCGATCTCAAGAAATTCTCGATTAGGTGCGGAAATTTGCGTTGCGATAGAGCGTGAAACAAAAGGTTTAGTTACTAGAAAGCATTTAATTGAAGATTGGCACTTACGCTGGCCGGAATTGGCAAATGACAAGCAATAAAGGGAAAGTTTTTTCTAAAAAACTCAAATCATTCTACCACAGTAAAAATTCAATTTTTATTAGAGTGGCAATTTTTATGCTGCTTGCGTGGTGGGTTTTTAACAATTAAAAAAACCACCGCTGTAACGGTGGCTAATTACTAAGGAGGTTTCCTATATGTATGGGATAAATCTTAACCTAAACGAAAAATCAAGTCAAACCCAAAATGCAAGAATTTTGGCACATCTTCAAAATGGCGGTCGTATTACTTCGCTTTCTGCGTTAGACGATTTCGGCTGCTTGCGTTTATCCGCTCGCATTAAAGATTTGCGTGACCGTGGTCACGATATTCAAAGCGTATTTATTACAGTGCCGAATGGCAAGAAAGTGAAGCAGTATTTTATGGAGTGTGCGAAATGAGATTTAGCACTTACATCAACAATGCAAAATGCCTTGAATGGAACTTAAATGCTAATCAAGGAGCATTATTTGATTTACTGAATCAAGCTCCTGCTTGGGCGAAAGAAATCATTATTGATGGCGTGGTTTATTACTGGGTTTCCCGTAATGCGGTGATCGAAGAACTACCTTTGTTTTACTCAAAGCCTGATACCGTCTATCGCCATTTTGTCGAGTTTCACAAAAAAGGGTTGATCGTGTATCAAAAACACGGAGATAAAGACCTTATTCGATTAACTGAAAAAGGGAAGACTTGGAATGAGTTTAACTCGGATTTAAATCCGACACTCGGAAATAAATCCGAGTTAGCTCGGAAACAGATCCGAAAAAGCTCGGATTTAAATCCGACAAATAATAATACTAATTATAAAAATACTAATGATCATAATAATACCCTTACGGGTATTAACGCACACACACGTGAGACTAAAAAATCTGCTGTGTTGGTGTTGCTTGAACAATTCGGCATTACAGGCAAATTGGCGGAGGATTTTATCGTACACCGCAAAGCCAAAAAAGCCCCGATTACCGAAACTGCACTGAATGGCTATCAGCGAGAGGCAGACAAAGCCAAAATCCCGATTCAAAAGGCGGTAGAAATTGCGATTGAACGTGGCTGGACAGGATTTAAAGCCGATTGGCAGTGGCAAGACGATCAACCTAAACATCGCCCAAAAGACAATATGCGAGCTGAATGGAATAACCCTGAAGCGTGGGCGGAGGTGTTTTGATGAGCCTGCAAAAAACAGAGCAAAATCGACCGCTTGCGGTGTTAGGTGAGCAGCAAGGCAAATTATCCGGTGAGGTTGAAAGCCTTGTGGACAGAATATTTGACCAGTTGCTTGCGAGTTGCCCAAGTATTCAATACTGGTCGGAAAAGCAAGTTGCCACAGCCAAAAAACAATGGATTTTAGGCTTTGCGGAGAACGGAATCCGCACGGTTGAGCAAGTTCGACAGGGTATGAAAGCGTTAAGAGCAAAAACTGATGATTTCGTCCCGAGTATCGGCAAATTTATCCAGTGGTGCAATACGATTGACTATCACGAATTAGGATTACCTGATTTAGAGCAGTTACTCAAGCTTTTGGATCGCTCTTTAAGATTTGATTTTATTGAGATTCAGAAACTTAAATTTAAATCAAACGCTGAATATTGGTTGATAACTGACCTATACGCACGTAACAAGAAATATAGTTGGAAAGATGAAACCTTACGTAATCAAGCAGAAAAAGCCTTAGTGGCAATGGCAAAACGAATTATGAGCGGAGAGCAAATTCCACCACCTAAACCGCTAATCGAAGAGAAAAAGAAAGTGCCAATAGATCCACGCATTCAGCGAATTTTGGACGAGAAGAAACAAGCAGGAGCAATGCAATGACAGATTTTGATAAAGACACTTACCAAACGCCAAAGTATTTCCGTAATTGGCTAAATCATCGCTATGCGTGGTTTCACATTGACGGTTGTTCTAACGGCAAAAACGCATTGTATAGCTACTGGATTGGCAAAGCGGCAGAAGGCTTGGACGAAGACACGCTAAGTGGTCAGATTGCCGAGGATTTCTTGGCAGAAAACTTGCTCGATGTGATCTTGGAACGTGTGGCAGATTGGGGCGAATTACTCCGTATCTTCGTTAATCCGCCATATAGCAATCCACTCCCTTTTGTTCAGCGTGCTGCGGAGCTGAAAAAAGCCGGTCATATTGTGGTAATGCTGTTGCCGGCAGACAAATCTACTCGTTGGTATCAGGTTATCCAAGAAAACGCTAGTGAGGTGATCGACATTATCGGTGGGCGTATTAATTTTATTAATCCGCTCACAGGCGAGGAAGTGAAAGGCAACAACAAAGGCTCGATGGTAGCGGTGTTCGACCCGTTTGTGGAGGGAATAGTTACCCGTCAAATGCCGCTGGATAAGATTAAGGAGCTGGGCGGCTATGAAAAATAACGAAGGGTGGGAAGTGTGATGAGTGATTCTACTATTGGATTTTTAGGGATTCTAATTTTCTTCGGGTGGTTAGCATATTTGGTATTTAGAGCTTTTGGATTTTCATTGAGGGATAGAGATGGCTAAATACCAAATGATGAAATTGCCGGGTGGGATTTTAAGCCCGTTAAACGATGAAGAAGCCGAGCGGTTGAAATCGTTTCAGAATGGCGAGCAGTACGAAATCGAGATTAAACGCCAGCGTAATCCCGCTTTTCATCGCAAGGTGTTTGCGTTCTTTAATTTCTGTTTTGATTGCTGGAGTGGTAGCCATTCCGATTGGGAGTTCCAAGATCCAACCGCTCAATTTGATACTTTCCGCAAGCATTTAACTGTAATGGCAGGGTTTTATGTGCAGACGTGGAATTTAAAAGGGCAAGTGCGGATTGAGGCGAAAAGCCTAAGCTACGCCAATATGGAACAAGACGAGTTCGAGCAGGCTTATAAAGCGTTGATTAATGCAGCTATCAAGCACGTTTTTAACAATACCAAAGATGAGAATACGATAAATCAGTTGTATTCGTTTTTTTAATTAAGGCGAAATCGCCATATTTAATTAGGTTTAATTGCAGGAGATTAAAATGAAAAAGAATGTTATTAGATATTGGCTTAGCGTGCCATTCAGAATTATTGCAGTGCTTATTTCTTTGTCAATTCTTACTCTTAGATATATCGGGTACTTATTGATTTATCCATTAGCATTTTTTGTGGCAGTCGGTAGTTTTATTGTTATCGGTCAATGGAAATATCAAGAATGCCTTGATGACTTTAAGAGCGATTTTAATCCGATTTAGTGTGTGTTTATTAATTCCCTCGAATTCGGGGGTAGGAGAAATCAAAATGACAAAAATTCTTTGAAACTATCGCACTCGTGATGTTATTTGGCATTATTCCAAGCTGTTTATTGGCGATTAATACTACTTTAATGAATATTAAAAACGCACCGTGGTTTATGGTGATTATTCAGTTAGGGTTTTGGATTTTAATATCGTTTGTTATCGGTTGCGGATTATTCCTTTTATGTGGAATGTTATTTAATTTAAGGAGATTAATAAGTGAGCCAGTGCAATGAACTGACTGTAATTTTAATCACTATCGCTATTCTTAGTGTATGTGCCGGTTCACTCTTTTTTATTGAGTGGTTTGATAAAAGAGACCAAGGAGGTTGGAATGGCTAATCTACGCAAAGAGGCAAAAGGCAGAGAGTGCCAAGTCCGTTTACCGGGTATCTGTAATCATAATCCGGAAACGGTGGTATTGGCTCACTATCGAATGGCAGGATTAAACGGTGTGGGAATGAAACCCGATGATATTTTCGGGGCGTGGGCTTGCAGTAGCTGCCACGATGAGTGCGACCGTAGAACTCGCAAATTAGAAGCGGATTATGTGAGACAGGCTCATGCAGAGGGCGTATTTAGAACGCAGGCTATTTTACGGAGAGAAGGGAAATTATGAGTGATTGGCTTGAAATTGCGTTGCCTTATCCGCCGAGTGTGAACCATTACTGGAAGCATACCCGAAACGGTAGGCATTATATTTCAGATAAGGGGAAAGCCTTTAGGGCGGAAGTGGTGAAAATCTGCAAAATGTTTGATCCGTTTAAAGGAGCGGTACAAACGGTATTGCAGATTTACTATCCTGATAAACGCAAGCGTGATCCAGATAATTTAGAAAAAGCCTTGTGGGACGCATTAAAAATCGGTGGCTTAATTGAAGAAGACGATAATCAAATTTTAGTCGATAAGCGAACCATTACGGCAGGTTTTAAGAAAGGGGGAATGGTGGTGTTAAAGATTAAGGCGGTGGGTAATGCAAATTGATGTAAAGGGTGTATTAAATTTATGGGGTGGATATGTGCGTTTTACCGACTGCAAGGGCTATCCGACAATGCAGGCATTTATGCGTGAGTCTCCACAAGAGAGAACAAAACAGCGTTATTTAGCCCGCTTAGATGATGATACGCTTGAGAAAGTCGATCGGCAAATGCGGAAGCTACAAGCGAACGACAAGCGACAATTCGATGTACTATTTTATAAATATGCAGTAGGGTTAGAGAATAAGCAGGTTTGGCAGAAGTTATCGCTCAGCAAGACTTCATATCATACAGAATTACTTCTTGCTGAACGATTTATGGAGGGGGCATTAGCCGGTAGTGAAATTCGTTTGCTCTTGTAGCTTCTCAACGGCTAATTTAATTAGTTGATTTTGGGGAATATTTAACTGTTGGGCAAGTTGCTCGATTTGTGCGATTGTGCTTTCGTGCAGTTTAAAGGCTTTAAGTTTAATTCCCCGTTTTGCGTTGCTACGGTTTACAATTTCGGTTCTTGACAGTGCCATCATAAATCCTTAATATAGGTTTTGAAGAGTAGGGAGATTTCTCCCCCTACTTAGTTTCATTCAATTAGTATGCTGGCAGGCTAATCACTAAGAGAATGATAACTAGGATAATGCGGTAAAGCATTTGTTATCCCTCCAAAAGTCGGTGGGATTAAAGGTCGCCACCGGCTCGTTTCCAGCACTATTACTGAAAACAAGTTTATTATATGTTGGATAACCAATATATTCAAGCAAAATATCGTTAAAAAGCCCATGGTTTTGTAAATTATGGGCTTTTTTGCATTTAAATGATTAAAAAGTGTTGCAAAGTTCGGACTTAATCTATATTATTTATGGTAAGTTGCGGTTCATTGCATAGGTGGTGAACTTAAAAGAATTTTACAGCCCTGAGCAGAAATGCTTGGGGCTTTTTTGTTTACGGATTTTAAGGGTGTAGCTCAATAGGTAGAGCAACGGTCTCCAAAATCGTTGGTTGTTGGTTTGAGTCCAACCACCCTTTCCAAATGCGAGTAAATGTTATGCTGGAACAACTAAATACTCAGTCAAAAAGCGGTGTAGTAAATCCAAAAAGATTTCTAAATCCTGATGTCGAGGACTACCAGCCTGAAAGTATATCAAGATGCGCTCTTCGCTTCCGAAGTAAGAAAATGGACGAATACTCCAGAAAAGAGCTTGTGAAACTATATCAAATGCTTGCTCAGGCACGGAAAATTCAATAGATAACTGCTTTTTATTTTCTTGCAAGAATTGCTCGAACTGTTCATCAATACTTCTGATAAATTCTAGGTTAGTTGCAACTGAATGTTCCCGGAATGAAAACTCTAAGTAAGCGTATGATGTATCTCTATTGTCTTTATGAGCCCAATAAGCACAGCCTAGTGTTAGAAGTTTGCTGTTTGGAGTGTTCAAGTCTGTGAGTAACTTTTTTAACATTGGGGAGTGTGCGGCTTCTGGTATTAGTTCTACCTTTTCAGGATTGGAAACAAGATCTACTCCACCAATACAAGGTGTGGCAGTGTCGCTTGAAGTGTCGCCCGGACGTGGTCTAAATGGGAAGTGATAGAAACTATCGTCAATTTGATCAAATTCAATCATTTTTAACCTCTGCTAGTTTATTTGTTGGGGAACAGTATTCTAGCAGAATTTTTAACCAAGGCTCAGTTTTACGACTGGGCTTTTTTATTGCCTCGAAACGGGGTGGAGTATGAATACAATGCCTGAAAAGAACCCTGATATATATACGCAGGCTTGGAATTATCTTGTAATGTTTTTAAGCAATCATAATGGCTGGATTTGTGGCGTTATCATTGCTTTTTTTACATCTATTACCAAGTCATTTCTGTATGGTAAAACAGATACACCTAAACGAGTGCTGGCAGAGGCTATCTTGTGTAGCGTTATTGCTGGCTCAATGCGTCCTATTTTAATTTATCTCAATGCTGATGTATCACTGATTACCCCTATTGGTGCGGGAATTGGATTATTGGGTACAAGTGCAATTCGCCAGATGATTTTAAAATTCTTGAACAAAAAAGCAGGTGGTGAAAATGTGGATTAGTGAAAGTAAGTTTAAACAAGTATTCCCTAATGCAGTTAGTGGTATTTACTCAATTATTGACAAACACATTGAAAAAGCAGGCTGCAAAACAAAAGAGCAACAAGCGATGTTCTTGGCTCAGTGTGGTGTAGAATGTGCCGGATATAGTGTATTTGAAGAAAACCTTAACTATTCTGCAACTGCTCTATTGCGAACATTCCCGAAATACTTTGCTCAGTACAATGTGGTGCTTTATGCGAGAAACAAGCAAGCCATTGCTAACCGTGTTTACGCTAACCGAATGGGAAATGGTAATGAGCGAAGTGGCGACGGTTGGAAATATCGTGGTCGTGGCTTGATTCAGATTACTGGAAAGGCGAATTATATTGATTTTGCAAAATGGGAAGGCTTACCAAGTCTAGTGACTGACCCCGACCAAATCACTAAAAATCTAGCATTGACAGTACAGGTGGCTGTTTGGTACTGGGTAAGTCGCAAGTTATCCGAATTTAGCGACATTCTTACTGTTACTAAAAAGATTAATGGCGGAACGCACGGTCTAACTCAGCGTACAGCTTATTATAAAAAGCTAATGGCGGACTAAATGATTAAATACATTTATCTAGCGGCCACAGTAATGATTTTGGGTTTGTGTGGCTGGATTTGGCATCAGTCCAAGCAGATTGATGGCTTAAGAGCCGAAAACCAAACACAAGCCCAAACCATTGAGCAGCAGCAAAAAGCCAATCAACGGCTAACCGATAGCTTAGAGCAAGAGCGACAAGCGGTCGAAAAAAGCCAAAAAATTGCAAATGAGCTGCGGAATAAAGTGGAGGTGGCCAAGAATGAAATTACATCAATACTGGCACAAGACAGTTGTGCTAAGGCTGATTTGCCTAATGGTGTTGCTGATAGCATTAAGCGGTTGCACCAGC